CTTAGAACTTGGGCCTCAGCATTGCTACTGAAAATTATCATTGGTAATTAGAAGGGTTTATCCAGAGGTGTTATCTCCCTTTTACCTCCAGCTGTGACGATTTATTGCGTCACTGGTAAAAGTTGCATGTACTCATCCAACTTATCTACCTCTTCCAACTTTTCCGGTGTCATGGCATTCCCCACAGCTATGAGGAACTTCTCGAACTCGGTGGTGGACTATTTCCCTGCTTTGGGCACAGTCAAATTTTTAAACATATTTTTATGTTTTCCCAAGTCCCTACCACTACCGTTTTGCTTTTCATGCGCTTTCTAAATAATGTTTGTCCTCTGATCCGTCTCTCGTCCACACACGATTGCATTTCCCGCATCGAAAGGAGCGTTTATTGTGGAAAAATTTGGTTCTGGCATAATCTTTTGCTTTTTGCTCACTTCTTATATCAGGTGTGCAGGTATCTCATAAACTGGTTTACCCTCCACAATGGCTTTTGTGCAATTCTCGATAAGCTTACCGTACTTACTCACGAAGTAATCACGAACCAAATTATCATGACTAGCATAGAAAGTTAGATACTCCCTAGTTAACATTCCATCATCAGTTTCTTTGAAACCCAGCTTTCTGAGATATGTCATATTTAGGTTCTGTGGCATTTTCAAGTTGTGCCCGAAATAATAACGTTGTGAGCTCCTTGCATAAGCCAGGTACATATCCAAGATGCATTAAGGTTGGCCGTACTAAAAGTACATGGTGTGCATGATGCACTGAGAACGCATTACTGCTTTCTGCGAGTGTTTCTGATAATCATGGCGTACATCAAGGAACAATCTTTGCATAGATTAAATCATCTACCTCGTGACTGTGACATTATCGCCTCCATCTACTAATTGGACTTTCAAAAACACTGCACTGTTAACCTTCACTTCTTCAACTTCAACTTACAGACCTAGCATGCGCATTTTCTTCATCATAGCTTCAAGATTCATGTGCTTAGCGCGGAGTGTGGCATCATCTCCCTCACACACGATATCCCCTGACAGTGCATACTTCATTGCTTTGTCGTAATCGAATTCTCCCTTCGTGTGGTCTTACTACATAAAGAGATGTATCAACAAAGTGATGAGAGTATTACCGAAAGCTGTGGCGGTATCCCCTGAACATCTTTGTGGTGAACTGCAAAGCCTTAAAACGCCTTTGATAACAGTTGTAGTTGGTGCACGGATTGTTGTATCATGAAAGTTTTTATATC